TTTGCGTTATAAGGGTTGGCTCCTTCTTGTTGTGTTGCTTCAGTCATTTTCTCTTCTCCTAATCAGGGCTTTTTTTACAAGGTAGCTCTATGTCGACTAGAGGGCTTGTTGTAAAGGTAGCTTTTCGGGTGTATTAAATGTAGAGTGCCTAAAAGGGTGGCTCTACCTCATGTTTAATCTTGGATTCGCAGAGAGCATTCCTTTTCTTATCTCTCCTTCTACTACATCGTCTTCATCAACAGGCATACCTCTACGGTCTACTTCTTGTTTTCTGTCGTCAATGAGCATTCCTCCAACATTAACTTGTTGTCTTTCATCTGCTTTTGCTTCAGCTTCTTTCATCATAGATAATAAATTATCTTCTCCGATTTCTTCTACAGCTTTAGCAGTAAAGACAAACTCTCCATCAGATAACCTTGCAGGTATACTGTCAGAGATTCCTGAACCCGGTCCATCAACAGGACCAGAACCAGCGAATTCTTGTGCAACTTCTATTACTTTATCAAACAAAGTTTGAAGTTCTTCATCTCCTTGTAATTTAGACATTAACATTGACTCTTCCTCTTCTGTTAATGCCTCTCCTATAATAAAATCTGTATAATTATCTTCCATCTCTTCGTCTGGAATCATAGGTGTCATTTCTAATGCTAGCTTCATTTGGTCATCTATGGAGCCACCTTCTTGCTTTTGCTTTCTCATATTTTTTTCAATAGCATCTTGCCTAGCTTTTTCATATCCAGAAAGCTCACCATCTTTATCTAAGTCTCCAAGCAAACCTCCAGCTTGATAATTGTATCTTTTTTTATCTTGCTCTAGCATTATTCTTCTTCCTTTCTTGTTAGTGCTTCTTTAACTTGTAGGTCCAACTGCTCTAGGCGTACCAGAGAACTCATTTTCCCCTGCAACCGGAACATTTCCTGTTCCGATGTTGCCACCACCAGTGCCTGTAGGTCCAAGGTCTTGAGGTTGTTGAGGTGCTCCTTGAGTGCCTCCCATTGTGGGCTGTTGACCAGCGGATTCAGTTTCTTCGCCATTTGCTTGTCTAGCATTTTGCATTCCTATTATTTGAGCCATTATAGCGGCTTCTTCAGGGTCATTTAATATTTCATCTGGGTCTAAGTCTAAACTATATGCTAACTCACTAACAAGTTTAGATATCTTAACAAACGGTGCAATAGCAGGATTTTGTGCTGTTTGTAAGAACATAGTTAATCTTTGACTACGAACTTCCTTTTGCATTAGACTATTTGTACCTGTTGCTTTTACTTCTAAATCTCCTTCAACATCTAGACTATCTTCTAAAAACTGCATATTCCATTGAAAATATGCCTCACCCAAAGGTTTAAGTAAAAAGTCATCTAAATTTTTAATAACTGTTTTTATATTTAAACTAGAAGCACCTAATAACATAGACATGCCTGAAGCTGTTCTAGTCATACTTTGCACACCTGTTTGACCATGAGAGTAACTAGGAATACCTGTTTGCTCGTCTGCTAGTTGTCTAAACTTGTCAAACATCATTAAATTTTCTTGTGATGTATTTGGAAATCTTAAACCATGTATAGCTTGTCCCGGCATTCCTGCTTGTCTTCTAAATATTTTTCCGGGATATATTTCCATAGATTGTCCACCAACCAAAGCAGACTCATCTACATCAAAAACTAAAGAACCTGACATCGCTAAATTATCAATCGCCATTCTTGCATGACCATTCATAATTTGTTGAGAATCGTCCATGTTCTCAGCCACACCAATACCAAAAAAGTTATATGGGTTTCTTTCATAGGGAAACGCATGATACGGTATTCTGTAAGGTGTAAACGGATTAAGAACTGCTCGTAATAAATAATGACCGCATGTCCATATATTTACTTGAACTTCGTCTAAATCATCTACACTATCTGGCAATTCAATACCAACTTCTCTAGCGTATTCAGCATCCATAATGCCCCAATATTCTAGTATTTCAAAGTTAGACCCTACCTCTTCATCATATCTTGCGTCATCTTTTAACTGAGACTCAAAATCTTTTTCTGTATAGTTTGGACCCATTTTTATTGCATCACGAATAGCATCTTCGTCAAAGTAAGGCATATTTCTTAGTTGACGTAACTGACTGCGATTCATTTTGTGTCTATGTATTACATATTCACATTCTTCTATGTTAGTTGCGTTTGGGTCTGGATAAAAATCCCAACAACTAACAAACTCAATTCTAGGTACTCTAACCTCTAAAGGATTGTAAAATCTTTCTCCATCATCATCTACATCCCATTTATGTAACTTTTTATTAAAATTAAATGGTCCTTTTACAATCCCTGTTCCTAGTAAAGCAGATTCTAACAAAGCATTTCTCATTTCAGAGTTGCCGTTAGACTCTTCTATTTGGTCATGTATTAATTTTTCCATTCTCCTAGCGGCTCTTTGTGCTGGAGATAATTCTAAATCTTTTGGATTCGGACTAGCACCGTCCTCTAGTATTCCTTCTTTTTCAGCTTGCTCCTCTAAACTATCTTCAAACATTCCATTGAGATAAGTAGCACCAGCTTTTAAAGTTTTACCATCTCCTTCATAGCCAACATCATAAGGATTTTCTACTCTATTACCTATGTCGTCAGGAAGATTGTCATCTTCCATTGTTGTTTCTATACTAGGCGTAGGATTGTTTATATCTAGATGAGCGTAATTAGTTTCTCCCTCTGGTATTTTTGTTTCTGATATTCCTATAGGAAACTTTCCTGTACCAAAAATAACATCAACTAATTGTCCAAAAGCGGCTAATACTTTTGTTTTTGTAATTTTTACAAAAACTCTAGATTTTTCTGATTCTCTAAACTTAATATTTTTAGAGTAAAGACCTCTATAATTTTCGTAAGCTTTTAACCATCTTCTTTCATCAGTCTCTCTTGCGTTTTCTGCAAGACTAAATCTACTTTGTATTGTTCCAATAATATTTCTTTGTTGTTCTTCTTCTAGTGTGAGCTGAACTCCTGACTCACCTTCTACTTCTTCGTAAATACTATCGGCATTTAAAAAAGTGTTTTCGTTTTCTGCCATGTCTAATAACCAAAGGTTTCATCAGAAGGTATAAATATATCTGATTTTATTCTTAACATCCTTTCGTGAGGATGGTCCATTCTTGGTCTACTCATAACCAAGTATCTTAAAGCATCATACGCATGGTCAGCCGCATGAGTATCTACATCTTCAGGGTTGGTTTTAGAAACAGGTATAGCTTGTAATTCTTTTATTAAATTTATACACGTATTAAATATTTGTAACTTTGGTCTACCTGTAGAATTATTTTTTCTAAGATATTCGTGTATTTGAGTTTTACCTGCTAATCTATTTTTATCAGCCCTTCTTAATTTATGTCCTTTATTTACTAGGATTTCACCTATTGTCGGACCTGTATAGCCTGTTCTAGCCCAAGCCGCAGTATCCAAAACTCCAGTAATAGAAGATATTTCTTGTTCTTCCATTTCTGTTAAAGTGTCTCCAAGTGCCTCTCCTGTTAGACCTTTCTTGTATAGTTCTCTATATATTATGATGGTCTTATCTTCAGGGTCGATGACAGCCCAGAGACAACAACTTTCAGCCGCATATCCATAATCTATGGATTTCAGCCTTTCCCACCAAGAGGGTATCTCAAATGGTGGTATAACGTGTGTCTCTATTTCAAACTCTGCAAAAGCCGCCCCTTCAGAAATATCCCAATTACCTTCTAACAACTGCTTTCGTTGTATAGCAGGAAGGGACTGCAACATCCTTTCATATTCCCCATCTTCTGCAAGATGC